CCGACTCGTTCGCCTTCACGAAGCGCGAGTCGAGCTGGAGCTTGCCGTAGGTCGCCGGGTCGAGGACGATCCAGCGCATCTCCTCGGGCACGTTCGCCTGGTCGAGCGCGACGCCAGCGGGCACGAGGAGCTTGTCGTACACGTTGGTCGCCGTGGTCGCGTCGATGACACCGAGGCTGTTGCCGGCCGAGAGGATCATCTTCTTCGCCACGAACTTGTCCGCGACGTCCCGCAGGCCGTACGCGGCGCGCTGCGACGCGTCGTTCATGACCGCGCCACCGTTGCGGACCTGCGCCGCATCGAGGTCGTCGACCTGGAAGTTGAACGACTTCGACTGGTCGATGACCAGCGTCTGCTCGGCGTCCGTCAGCGCCTCGGGGGCGCTGAGGTCGGTGTTGCGCGTGTAGTCGGAGATCGTCGGGTCGGCGATGTTCGTGATGTGCACGGTGTCGCCGTAGGCGGTGATGTCGCCCTCGTAGTCACGGTTGCACAGGTTGCCGAAGACCAGCGCCTTGTTCAGCGGTCCCAGGAGTGCGGCGTGCCAGATCTCGGGGACGAAGTACTGGATGGCCATGATTGGCCCCTTTCAGATCAGGGCTTGATGCCCATGAGGTCGTTGAGGCGCCCCTCGGAGCGAGCGGCGTTGATCTGGTCCGGCGTCATGCCCTTGAGGTCTGCGAGCGTGAGCTGCGCGACCTTCGTGGCCCCGGTTGTCGTGCCCTCGGTGGGCACGACAGGTCCGCGCGCCGGTGCGGGGATGAGCGACTTGAGGGTCTCGGCGTGCGCCTGGATCTCCTCGAGCGTCGACCCGGCGAGCGCGACGGCGGGGATGCCGGTGGCCTTGGAGACCTCCGCCTTCCACCCCGCGACCTGCTCACGGGTCTCGAACTCCTTGACCTGCGCCTCGAGCTTGGCGAGATGCTCCGCCGCCTTCTCGGCGTCGGACTTCTGCGCCTCCTTGAGCGCCGCGAGCTCGTCGGCGGCCGTCTTGTTGGCCTTGGCCCGCTGCTCCCACTCGCGCGCCTTCGCCTTCCAGTCGATCTCCTGTGCAGGAGACGGCTGGGGGTTGGGCTCGGCGGCGGGCTCGCCGTTGTGGGTCGGCGTCTCGGGTGTTGCCGTTTCGACGGTGGTCTCGTCAGCCACGGGACACCTCCAGCGGTCCATCGGCGATCACCTGGCGGCCCGCGAAGATGACGAGCTCGTCGGCGGTGTAGTCGGGGACACCCTCAGCGATCAGGTTCTTGCGGAACGCGCCGATGATCTGCGCTGTGGTCCAGTTGTCGGTGGCGGTGGTCTCGCTCATCTCGTCCTCCCGTGCGGGATCGCCGCTTTGCCCGTGCGGGCGCTGCGGTGGTGGATGTGGTGTCCCGCCGTGCGGCGGAAGATCAGGCGACGTACTGCGCGATGGCCCGCTGGATCAGCGCGTTGTGCTGCTCGCGCTGGGCTGGGGTCATGCGCGTCGTGCGCTTCGACGCCTCGTACAGCCGGACGTCTACCTCGGGCGCGGACTGGTCCCACGACGGGACGGCCGCACAGTTGCAGTCGCCGTGGCTGGCGAAGTGCACGCTCTCGCGCCGGTACACGCCGCCGCGGCCCTCGAGCATCCGGCAGAAGTCGCACGCACCCGCTCGGGTCACGCGCTGCCAGCCCGAAGCGGACGGGTCACGGCTGACGTTGTGCGCGATCGTCGCCCGGGACGCCGCGAGGACGTACTTCCCCACGTTCGCCGTGAGCGTCGCCAGCGTGGACGACTGGTCCGGGGTCCACAGGCCGCCGACCGCGCGTTGCACCATGCCGTCGACTGCGTCCTCGTAGGGAGACGCGACCGGCTCGGCCATGAAGCGGACGGCCGCACCGGCGATCTCGCGCTGGACCTCGTACCAGTCGGCGGCCAGTTCGGCAGCGTCCGACCCGTAGCGTCGGACCAACTGCGGCACGTAGGCGCGGAACGCGGTTGCCGCACGTTCCGGGTTCGACAGGTCGACGTAGGACCAGAACTTTGTCAGGTCCTGCTCGACGAGAGCCCTGATACCCGCCTGCGCCTGCCTGAACTGGTCGGCGTCAGCCGGCGACACCACTGGGCGCCACCGGTGCCGTCTGATCCGCAGGAGCCGCCGGGTTCGCCGGGGCCGCGGTGGGCTGCTGTGCCGCCGCCGCGAGAGCCGTCATGGCCTGCGACGAGCGGGTGCGACGCCACTGCGCCTCGATGCGGTCGATCTCGTCGCGCGTGTAGCCCATGCGCTCGAGTTCGACGTCCGTCTCCGCGAGCGCCGGGACAGCCTGCACGCGAGCGAGCGACGCCTGAGCCTGCGACACCTCGGACGGCGCCGACCACGAACCCCAGTGCGCGGACAGACGACGGGCCTCACGCACCGCAGCGTTGGATGCCGTTGACATCGCCACGGCGCGCTGCATGATCCGCACCCACGCGGGCTCGAGCGCGGTCCGGCGCCAGTGCTGGATCTCGATGCCCAACTCCTCGTTGCGCGCACGGATCGACTCGGCCGAGTCGGGGTTGTCCTGCACGATGCCCAGCGACCCGACCGGAAGCGACGTCTCGGCGGCGAACATCTGCGCGATGGCGCGAAGCTGGTCGATGTTCGGCTGCATTGACTGCTGGGAGAACTGGCCCACGGTCGGAATCTGGCCGTCCTCGTCGCGAGAAAGCGTCAGCAGCCGACCGAGCATGACCTTCCAGCCCGGGACCGGGTTGCCGTCCTTGTCCTCGAAGGCATCCTCGTCGGCGCCGAGCACGTAGCGCTGCGGGGCGTTGTAGAACTCCGCACCGACCTCGGTACGGAGCATCGTGCGGACCGCCGCGTCGGTGTTGTACATGACGCCGCGAGTGATCCGGGAGCGCCCGAACGGTCGCGAGAGGTCGGCCCGGTACGGCAGCAGCTCGACCGGGACGCCCCCGCCATGGGTCTGCTCGGTGACGTCGAACAGGCCATCACGGACCCGACGCGCCGTCAGCACACGGCCCGGCACGTACAGGTTCATGATGGTCGGCTGGCCAGTCGCCGTGTCCACCTCGACGATCGACAGCGCATCACGAAGGGCGCGACGGCGCATGTCCCACGTTCCAGTGGCGTCCTCGGCGCTGCGAACCGTCACGAGCACCGGAGGCTCGCCGGCAGCCACGTCGCCGACGTGGACGAACGCGAACGCGCACGAGTGGATCAGCGCCGACGTGTTCGCCGCCGGGATCTCCGACGCCAGCCGGTTCATGTCCCAGATGTCGTCGATGACAGCCTCGAGCTCGTCGCCCTCGTCCGGCGACGAGAAGCCCTCAAGCACGGTACGGCGCGACATCGAGTCGACGGCCTTCGCGGGCCATCCGACGACGACCTCGACATCCTTGAGGGTCGGCGGGATCGCGATGCCGAGATCCTTGAGCGCGTTGTGCCCGTCGTAGTACTTCCGGCGGATCTCGTTGCGGCGGCGCTTGCGGTTGATCTGCTCGATCAGCCGCAGCATCGTCGCGCGGTCGTCGTCACCGATGCCCGCGAAGACCGCCTGGTAGATCGGCGCCGGGTGGTGGTAGCCGTAGTAGCCCTGGGAGGTCTCAGTCATGCCGCCGCCCTCCCTACCGCTGTTCGATCGTCAGGTGCCCGCTTGCCGTGCAGATCAGGCGAAGCGGCCCAGGTGGTCGCGGCGCTGACCACTGCCCGTGGCTGCCTTCGCCTTCGCCTTGAGCATGCGCTGCGTCTTCTTGCGCGCCCCGGACATGTCGCGCTGGCGAGACTTGATGATCGCGAGGTTCTTGTGCGTGAGAGCCATGTCGACGTTCCCTTCGTCAGGTGAGCACCTGCACCCGCGTCTTCCTGCCCGGGCGCCTGTTCGTCACGCGAGACGCCCACAGAGCCACGCTCGCTGCCTCCATCGGCGTCTCATCGCCGTCGGGCGTCGTGGCCTCCCATGACCACCCGCCAGAGGTCCCGCGACGCTTCTTGTCACAGACCTCCACCGACCGGTCGAACGCTTCCTGCCCCTCAGACACCCAGTGCGTGAACGTCCGATCCCTCACCGCGTCATGGAACATCGAGCACGCCGACAGGTAGTCGCTCGTCGTGCACACGTGCACCATCCGACCCGACAGGCCGCGCTCGAGGAGCGCCAAGGAGAGCGGGCCAGAACCGGCACTCCCGGAGATCGCGATCAGCGCCGTCGTTTCCTTGCGCTCTGCCAGCCAGTCCGCGATCTCTGCGACGCCCGAGTCCATCGGGCCCGCGGCCGAGACCACCTCGACGTGAACGCCTTCCTCGTGACGGCGAGCACCGGCCAGCGACACCCGGTTGCCGTCCAGCGAGAACGCCACACCGAACGACTGCACGCCATCCGTCGGCGGCTCGAGCACACCCGTCTCGGACCACTCGTCGGCCGTGATGAGTCGCGATCCTGGTGAGTCAGCGTCCCAGATGCCCATGCCCTCACGCCGCCAGTCGCCGTCCGTCAGCTTGCGCTTGAGCCGGAGGAGCGACTGCGCCGGGGTGCGCTTCGGGTACGACGGGTTCATGAGCCGCCACTGAGCACGGTCGTCCGAGTCGGCGTCGTCGTCGGCGCCGAACTCGATCCACGCGCCGTCGTGCAGGTCGCCAGCGAGCGCGTCGCGGCGCATCCGCTTGAACGTCTCCGAGCGACCCTCGTCGGACGGCTTCGGCGGCGTACCGATGAACAGCGCCAGGCCGAAGCTCGACGTGTTCATCGTCGCGAGCATGTCCGACATCGCGCGATCGGTGAGGATCTGCGCCTCGTCGAAGATCAGGACATCGACGCCCGGGATGCCGCGACCGAACCCGCGCTCACGAGCGCCGAACAGGATGCGCGACCCGTTGTGGAACGCGATCTCCTGGTCGGACGAGCCCGTGTGCACGAACTTGACGAACGGCGCCACGCGCTGACGGGCGGCGAACCCCTGCAACGCTTGGAACGTCTCGTTGGTCGTCTTGAGGTGGTGCGCCGTCCAAATGACAAGCAGGCCCGGCGTGTTGATGCACAGCGCGAACACCATCGCCGAGATCAGGTACGTCTTGCCGACCTGGCGAGGAAGCGACAGGCCGACGCCGTCGATCATCGATGCGAGTGAACCGTCGTCGCGCTTCGCCAGGATCAGGCGGCCCGCCTGCGCCTGCCACGGGTCGAACGTGACGCCGAGCTTCTGCGTGCACGTGCGCTCGACCGCCGGCCAGCCGGTAGAGACGATGCCATCGGGCGCCGAAGCGTGCTTGGCGAGCTCAGAGAGCCGAGGCGTCCCAGTGCTCGTCGTCTGCGACGTCCTCGGCATCGGAGCCTTCCTCCCGTGCGCGCAGGTCGATCGCTTCGATCTCCTTCGCGATGTCCTGCAAGCGACGAGTCAGTGCGGCCAAGTCACGCGGTGGGCAGTCCGGGTTGGACACGGTCGTCGCGATCCGCTCACGCATGGCCACGAGCAGCGAGCGGTGGTCACCAGTGGCCGCGGCCTGAGCCACCGTGAGGCGCTGGGGCTGCGGAGGCGCCTCGTCAGGGGCGACGGCACGCAGAGGGCTGCGAGGCACGTTCACCCCCTGTGGGCTGTGGAAAACGTCGTGTGTGGATCGGCGCTATGCCTC